AGCCTAATTATAATTTATACGCGAAAACATTAGCCAGATTATGTTAGCTCAATATTTAATGGTAGTCAGCGTTAAAAGACGTACTAATATCTTTATATTTAGAATATAATTTGATTTTATAAATATTATATGTTCCACGACCATTAAGTATAGACTTATCTACGCTTTTATTTGCGGATTTAAATATAAAATAATAATTACCATAAGGGATTGTAGTTTTATATTTTCCCGTATTGTCAATCGTACAACTATATTTTACTTTATTTGATTTGAGAATATCAACCAAACATATAGCTAATTCACCTTCTCTCCTAATTTGTTCTTCAGCGGAAATGTAAAAGTCATATTCTTTTAATTTGGCTATTGCTTGTTCTTGCCCAACAAGTTCTTTCCATTTGATGTATTGTAACAAAGATTCATACCCCATTTGTATAGAGTCATTTTTTAATTCAATATCTTGTTTGAAATATTTACATGGTATAATATATAATTTTGCACCAATATCGGCTTTCGTACCTGAACCATTGTCGTAAGTTACAAGCCCATTTACAGATGAATAACTAATCTGTTTGTTCTGCGAATAGGAAGTAAAACACATAATAGTATAAAGCAAAAAGAATAATATATTTTTTTTCATTTCTTATGTAATTTATTTAATAAATATTTTATGTCATTCTTGAATCTTTT